ACCCAGTCGCTGTGTTGTCTTCACCAGTGGTGTTAGCTGTAAGAGCATAATACCCGACTGCTGTTTGGCGAGGCCCAGTGGTATTGGCAGTAAGCGCAAAAGCCCCCACCGCTGTGTTGTCTGAAGCAGTGGTGTTGGCATAAAGTGATTGATAGCCAATCGCTACGTTGCTGGCGCCACCAACGTTGGCAGTAAGCGATTCATACCCCATCGCTGTGTTACCATTGGCGGTGGTGACTTTAAGCGCATAAACCCCAGTCGCTGTGTTGTAATGAGCATATTGGTTGGTATAAATCGCCCCCCGCCCAGTCGCTACGTTGTGGTTACCCGAGATGTTGCTATAAAGCGAATAATTTCCAATCGCTGTGTTGTTCTCACCAGTAGTGTTGGCTTTAAGCGATTCATACCCAAACGCTACGTTGGTGCCGCCCGAGGTGTTGGCAGCAAGCGCATAAGCCCCAGCCGCTGTGTTGTTGTAACCAGTGGTATGTGCGGTCAGCGCATCATAGCCAATAGCAGTGTTACCATCTCCTGTAGTGATTGAATCTAAAGCAGTAGTGCCTACCGCTACATTGTAACTAGCTGTGCTGGTCGTACCAGAAGGGTCATTACCAAGCCAAATAGAGTTATTTTCTACTAATGCATCTGACAGCCCATTAATGTCTGTAGCACCACCAGCAGCAGCATCTTCAAAAGCACAAACAGTACCAGCACCAGAGCTAGTTAGAACTTGTCCATCAGTTCCTGTTCCTACTGCAACTGGATTGCCAGAAGCATCATATGAAATGATGTTGCCGTCTGTTCCAGAGGCCATCTTAGCAAGAGTTACAGCATTATCAGCAATATCTGCCTCTACAATAACCCCAGAACCAATAGCGGCCACTCCAGAAGTGTTAATCGAAATATCACCAGAAATCACAACCGGATTAAAATTAGTGCCGTCAGCAATTAAAGCAGCGCCACTGGTGTTAGTTCCCATCGTTAGATCATCGCCTGAGATAGTTAAATCCCCGGCAATAGTCACATTGGTTGTACCTGTCGGAATTGAAATTACAGTTGCATCAGCGTCGTTCTTTAATGTGATATCTGATGTACTTACCGGAAGCAGTGACATTACCTGTAACAGCAACTGTGGAGGCTTCAACAAAAGTTTTAATACGAGAGGCCGCAGTTTTTCTATTAGTACCGCCAGCTCCATCGTCTACAATAAACAAGTCAGCAGCAACAACAGCAGCACCAATATCAGTCCCACCATCTATGTCTATAGCAGCAAGATCTACTTTATTTGCTGTGGAAATTGTTGCGAGTTTAGAGTCAGAAATAGCGGCGCTCGCATTTACATCTGCGTTTACAATTACACCGGAACCAATAGCAGCAACCCCGGAAGTGTTGATTGAAATATCACCAGAAATCACAACCGGATTAAAATTCGTACCATCGGCGATTAAAGCGGCACCAGAAGTATTGGTCCCCATCGTGAGATCGTCGCCTGAAATAGTTAAATCACCAGCAATAGTCACATTGGTTGTACCTGTCGGAATTGAAATTACAGTTGCATCAGCGTCGTTCTTTATAGTTACATCGCTACTAGAACCTTGACCCGTGAGGATCAGGCCTTCAGCAGAAGTATAACCAATAGCAGCAGAATCACTAGCCGCCGTATCACCACCCGGTTCTATTGTACCAGTGGCTGTAATATTTCCTGTTGCAGAAAGCGTCGCAAGCTGCAAATCAGCCAAGGCATCCGTTACAATTGCGCTTCCCGCACCGCCGTCACAGTAGACAATGGTGTTCTTACCATTTTGAAGCGTTACATTACCCCCAGAACCTTGGGTAAAAATGAGGGAATATGGTCCGCTTGATCCTGAGTCTGTAGTGGCGTTTTCAAAAATAAACCAAGCGGTAGTAGTGTTAGGGGCTATCGTGATCGTGCAATTCTGGCTTAGTGCTCCAGTAAATTTGATAATTCGGAACATGCCATCCTGAAGATTTTCTGTCCCAGTCCCTGGAGAAGCTTCGCGCACAGTAAGCGTTGCCGTGGCTGCATCAGATAGAGCAACCGCTTTGTACGCAGCAATCCGATCTAAAATATCAAAGTTAAAGTTAGTGGTATCACCCCAAGCTCCGGTTTGATCCCCCGCAGCCATCTCCTCGATGCCAAAGTTTGTAGTATATGCTGAAGCCATAATTCTACCTTATGCTGCTATTGACACCCAATTTGCGTTTTGGGTTGTGTCTATTACACTCCATACATTGGGGGTCACCACAAGGCTAACCGCTTCGACACCTGTAACAGCTACGCCTAATCCTAAACCAACGTCCCCAATTTCACCAACTGATTCGACACCTGTGACCGTTGTGGCAACTACCGTCGCAACGGTGGCGCTTCCTATCGCCGCAGCCCCTTGGACCCCAGTGGCAGTCAGAATTGAATTAGAAACAACACCGACAGTGCCAATAGAATTCGCGATCTCAAACCCAGTAACCGTTACGACAACTTCTGCCGAAGCGGTGGCGCTTCCTATCGCCGCAGCCCCTTGGATCCCAGTGGCAGTCAGAACTGCATTAGAAACAACACTGATAGTGCCAATGGAATTTGCGATCTCAAGCCCAGTAACCGTTGCAACAACTCCTGCCGAAGCGGTGGCGCTTCCTATCGCCGCAGCCGCTTCAACTCCAGTAACCGTTGCGACAACTTCCGCCGAAGCAGTAGCACTTCCTATCGTTCCCGCGCCTTGAATCCCACTAGCAGTCAGAACGGCATTAGAAACAACACCGACAGTGCCAATAGAATTTGCAGCCTCAAGTCCAGTAACCGCTATGGTTACATCAATTTTTATTGATTCAGAGCCTAATGCTCCGGCTGCTTCAACTCCAGTAACCGCTAATGGAGCCGGTTGACTCCAAGGCCCGCTACTCCAAGTCTCCCTTCCCCAACCATATAACAGGGCCACTTTATCGCTCTTACGCTATGCGAATAATTGCGTTATTGGCATCGTTCGCAGGATACTGAATGGTGAAGTCACCGGCACTGGATGATTTGTCTCCGCCAAAATCAAGTACGCACACAGAGGGATAGGCGGCATGATTTACGGTAGCGCCCGTTCCTGCTGTATTCAGTGTCGAGTTATAAATAACCGCGCACCTTGCTCCTGTAATAGTGGCAGTTGACCACGTAGTGTCTGCAAAATCCAAAAAGGCAGCGGGAACAGAAGAACTATTATCAGAAAGACCCAGTGTAACACTACCAAGAGCTTCCCCGCCCGCTGTGTAGGCCGTCCCGGACACTTCATTTGTGGCTGAATAACCAGTGAGGTCCTCATTGGCATCTGTCCGACTGGAAGTAAACATAGCAATTTTGAAAGTATCCGCTGAAATTCCGGAAGATCCAGTTCGAGTATGGTCTAGCCAAAAGTGAATGCCAACTGTGATTTCTTTCTTGTACGTACCGCACATAGCTTGATTTATAGCCATTTCACAATCTCCTTATGATCTCAGCCATGTCCACATGGCCCTGTTTCTTGAGCAATGCCCAAATAGTCGTTCGCTCACTTTGCGCCATCTTCCTCAAATAGTAGATTAGAACATCTTCAATTTTATGTCTATATGTAAGGGCCTGATCCCGGATGGCCGGGGGGGCACTTTCATTGATAGCCATAATCTTGCCCATAGCCATTTCAGCCAGTTGCTCTGGACTATGTCCGCCATCCGTAGAAGTGAATACAGATACGGTTCCCACGTCCCCTAGACCATTAGCTTGGAACATTACGTAACTTTCACCCTCACCCTATCTTGACGATATTCCTCACTTGTTTGCTGCCCCTCTCCTAATCTCTTCAAGCCCTGAAGAGATTCAAAGTACCTGTTGTTATAAAAAGTCAGGAGATCCGGTTCCCCTTTCATAAAGGTATATGCTTCCACCAAACTCCCGTAAAGAACGGCTAATTCTGCATTGTCTCCTAACCAACTTGTCCCATCTGAAGAAGCTGTAATAGAGGTTGGTCTGAAAAAATAATGCAGCTCCATGGCGAAAGCATCATTGGGGGTAGGAGCCAACAAGAAGGTTTCGTCGTTCCAATCCCCATAATATTGAGGCACACCAGTAGTGGAGGGGTTGGGAGTAAAATCCTGTAAAAAAGTAACGTGTTTATAGAGCAGAAATTCGTTGCTCGAATCGTTTACAACACTTAAAGAAAAAGGGGCCAAAAAATCACTTGGTTTAGAAAGAAATTTCGTGGACGCCGTGGTGGAACCTTGTGAATTCTTTCTGAACACATCTAATTGACATTCTTTAAGAATCCGTTCTTCCGCATTCAGAATAAAACGGGTTAACTGACTCACAAATGTAGACTCAGTATTGTCCGTATAATCTTGAATAGCCGTTTTTAATGTTGCGAATGTAAAAGCCATCTTATGGACTCACTGTTATGGGGCCAGCGGATGATTCTCCACCGCCACCTTTTCCCGCAACTCCGGATGTTTCCGAAGAACCGCTGTCACTAACATCAAAAGTATAAAAATCAGAATCTACCTTTGTTACAGAATACCCTGCGGCTTCTTCTATAACAGAAGATGTAAACCCGCTGGTTCCATCAGAGGCCCTTCCAAAACCCCCCACCTTTCTAAACCGTACTATATCACCTGTGGACCGATTATGACCGGGGCTTAAAACTTTAATCACACTGGAACCGGAGTCTCCTGAAATAAAAGAGTTAAAACCAAGAAGAACTTCAACAGCCGGTTCTGTTCGATCCGGGC